CCTGCTATAATAAGGGGATAGGAGAAATATGTCTACCCCATCAAATTTATATGCAGAAAAAGTATATTCTGAGCATCCACTAGTTTTGTGGGCATTAGACGACACCCTTGACTATAAAGGTTTAATTACTGAAGCGCAACGCAATCTCACAACCTTGTGGGCAAAGACAAACTGCGTAGTTGCAGCATCTTCCGAAGATTTAAATGAACCATTTGTAGATAGTAGTTTATCAAGAATTAGGGTTAATGTTCCATCAACAGAAACACTTGAATCATCAGTCATTAGCCCAAATATACTTAATATCAACACTCTTGCAGATCTTGGAACATTTAATATTGGATCATATTTTTACTCAAATAGCGTTTATCTGCAAAGTGTTTCTATAGGTTATGAGTATACAGATCCAACCACATCAACCATAGTTCAAAATTTAAAAACATTTACTAGCACACTTTATCAAAAGTGGGGATTTATCTCTGAAACTTTTGAAATTCCAAATGTTTCTGCACAATTGCGAATTGTTGTTAAAATTAAAATTTTTGAAGGTTCAGGAACATCAGCAGAGAATGAGTTTTATATAAATGGCATTACTTTTGGGCAATGGAATGAAGAATTTAATACATACTCTTTAAATGGAATAACAGAGACCACTGTGCCAGCAACAGTAAGCATCTATGGCGGGTATGATGCAGTAGAGGCACAAGCATATGGAGTTGCAGAGGACTCTGGATACTATATTACTGAAGGTGGTTTAAGATGCAAGAATGCTGGCATTCCTTTGGTTTACGGTGCAAGCGGAGTAACAAGATTAGAGCCAAATACTGACGCATCTTTAATCCTTCCAGGTAAAGGATTTTTAAATAAAAAAGGGCAGTATAACGACTACACAATTGAGTTCTGGGCAAGAATAGCAGTAAACACATCTACACCATTTAAAATATTTGGACCAATAGCGTCTGAAGATGGTTTGTATGTTGAAGATGGATTTTTAACACTAGTTATTGGTGATCAGTTTTCATCACACTTCGTTGGTGAGTGGTTTAGACCAATGCTTATTCATATTCGTTTAATTAAAGATTCTGCATCTTTATTAGTTAATGGTGAAGAGGTTTTATCCTTATCTTTAGATACCGCCAATCTAACTCTTCCAGGAGAACTTGACAATAGCGGAGACAGTCAAGACTGGGTAGGATTCTATGCAAGCAATACTGTGTATCCTTTTGAAATTGACTGCGTTGCTATATATTCTTATCAAGTTCCAGTTACAGTTGCAAAACGCAGGTGGGTTTATGGACAAGGAGTTGTTTCTGCAGAAGGAATAAACTCATCATATGGAGGAACAACCGCCTTTATAGATTATCCATTTGCAAATTATACGGCTAACTATAATTATCCAGACTTCGCTGGTTGGGATCAAGGAAGTTTTGATAACCTAGCAACTAGTCAAACAAATTTAAGAACGCCTGAGTATTCCTTACCAGAAATATTTCTAGGCACTAAAACATTACAAGAACTATATGATGCAAATAAAGACATACAAGATAACGAGTCTGGTCCTGTTATTAGCGATAAGTTTTTGTCTTTTAGGCCTAATAATACTTGGAACTCTGTTGAGTCATATATTAATTTTTCAAGATTTAACCTATTGTCAAGCGAAGTTGAAAGTTGTTACGGAGTATTTAGTTCTAACAACTTAGCATCAGATGAGATATTGTTTAAAATATATAACCCATTAAACAATAATTATTTTACAATTCTTAAAGACGGAAATTTAATTAAATATTCTTTAACCTATAATGGAACTACGCAACTACTATTTACCTCTACCACAATAACTTCCAACAGTCTTTTTGCAGTTGGATTTAATATAAAAACATTATCAGAAAAATTTGGTAGTAACATGAGTTCTTTTTTTGGAAATCAGAGTTCCTTAAAAATGTATGTGTGTGGAGATAACTCTGGAGATTACACCTTTACAGGAAGACTTTATTCTGTTGGATTAGGCACAACTTTAAATTCTACAAAAATAACAGATTATATTGACACAAACGGTTTTATTGAATTAGACAAAGGACAGCAGTTAATTGATCACACAGCCAGTTATACAATCCTTCCTTCAGAGGCATATGAAAAGTATTTCTTAGACATAGGCGTTGCAGGATACTGGCAAGATTACCTACCTCTTTCTTACTTTGCTCAATTTGTAAAAAATAGCAATGATGAAGAATTTTATGAAATAGATTTTTTACAATTTAACTTAGGATATCCAACAACAACCACTCTACAGCAAGAGTCTGGAACATCTTCTTCGTATTATAATACAGACGGTGCACAAATAAAAAGTTATGTTACATTTCAGTATGTTGCGGATGGTGCAAACACCCCCATTTCTTTTGCTAATGAAGAGCCACCAAATGAACATAAAGTTCTTGACTTAAATAACTACGAAAATTGGGAAACAACAAGGTTTGAAATTTTAAATAATACACTGATTTACCCAATTAAAACCATAGACTTTAATAAATTTGCAATTGTCTATAGTCTTGAATTTAACAGTCGTGGAGTTTTGACCAAGCCAATTCTATTAAACAAGTTACAATTGGCTTCTCAAGCATTTAATGATAACTCCTTTAATCCAGTAGGAACAAGATTTGGAGTGGACCTATTTCCATATAAAAAGAATGGAATTTATTTTGATTACAAATCTAAAAATCCTTTTAGCATCTATAAAGAAAGCACCCCATATTTATATTTAACAAAAACATCTGGAATTGAAGTACGTGGTGAAATAAATATTCTAGAAAATCGTGGACTAAATCTTCCAATTAACAAAGAATTAGCAACAGATTATAAGGTAAGCGCTATGCAGTTATGGCTAAGATATGATCAGGACACATTTCCAACAACCGCAACAGAAATTTTTGAAATTAACCATAAAGGCGGAACACTTAAGTTTTATCTACAGGCAAACAGCGCTGACCTAGACAGGGGTAGAGTATTTGTTTTGAATCAAAACGGAGTTCCCTACAATGGTGTTGGATTTTACTTAAATGGATCTTTGGTAAGAGAGCCAGTCCTATCTCTTAAAGAATGGTCATCAATAGGAATAGCATTTTTATCCTCTCTTGTCTATAATTCATATCTTGGAAGCATAAATTTGACGGGACCAATATTATTCAATAACATTGCATATTATCAGGCAAACAGCCTACAGGAGGTTGAAAGCAGAACGCTACGAACTTGGTTCCAGGTGTTAACAGAGGGTATTACAACAAACGATTGGCAATTTTGGTCCAGTAACTTTACCTGGGATGGCATGTTAGTAATAGGATCATCAGAGTTCTATGGAATTAATCCCTCAGATATTTATAAGACATATATAGGCACAAATAAAATAATTGTTGATGACGGAGAAGGATTGGTCTATCAACCTGAAAAATTAAATATATATGCAGGTACAGAGTGGTCAACTAACGTCTCCACACCAGTATAGTCTGATATACTTATGGTTATGGAATCCTTGATTAACCCAAAAACTGGTAAGCCTTATGTCAAAAATGTCCGTCGTCAGGTAATAGACAAGCATTATGACTGGGGTCTTTACGTATATAAGACATCCGCTGGTAAATGGTTTACAGACGAAGAAGGCTCAGTTCTAAACATTCCATCAGACCGTGGAGACATTACAAAAATTGCAGAGTTAAAAAAGGTTGCAATTCATCACGGAGATGATGGACTTGGTACAGCAGTATTTGTGCCAGGGCTAACTCAGGTTAGTGAAGAAGAGTATTCCGAACAAAAAGCAAGATTAAAAGAAGGTTTAATTCCTTCAATGAATGACTTAGGTGCTTGGCATGCAGCACAACAGACATTAGAGAAACATGGAAGAGGGGCAATGGATGAGTGACGAACAGTATATCCGTGCAAGTCTTAATACAGAAGAAAAAGAAGACAGCATTTTTAAATCGCATGACCCATTTAATAGAACTTGGGATGTTTTAAAGGATTATGTGGGACTTGATCAAAACTTTCGTCGTAGAACAACTCGTAATTTAACAAAATACGCTGCACCAGAATTTAATGAAGCATACTTAGACGCAGCAAACGCAACCCCATCTGGAGTAAATGCGGGATCTAAACAAATCAATCCAGGCACGGTATATAGAAATGGTTACGGACTATTTGACGTAATCACTCCTCCATATAACATGTACGAATTAGCCAACTTCTATGACACATCATTTGCTAACCATGCTGCTATTGACGCTAAGGTAGAAAACATTGTAGGCCTTGGATATCGTTTTGATATATCAGATAGAACGTTATTAAGGTTTGAAATGAACGAAGATGCAGGTGCGGTAGAACGTGCTCGTAATCGTATTGAAAGAGCCAAGATTCAAGTACGTGACTGGTTAGAAAATTTAAATGATGATGATAGTTTTACAAAAACAATGGAAAAGGTTTACACAGACCTTCAAGCAACAGGTAACGGATTTATTGAAGTAGGCAGAACAACTGCTGGAGAAATTGGATATGTTGGCCACATTCCAGCAACTACTGTTCGTATACGACGTTTGCGTGATGGGTTTGTGCAAATTATTGGTCAAAAGGTGGTTTACTTTAGAAACTTTGGAGCAAAAAATGCAAACCCTATGGGTACAGATCCACGCCCTAATGAGATAATTCATTTAAAAGAATACTCACCTTTAAATACATTTTATGGTATTCCAGATATTATTGCAGCAATGCCATCTCTTATCGGAGATCAACTTGCTTCTCAATATAATATTGA